ATCCCGTGGTTTGTCCGATGGCTCTTAGACCGAGCGGGAGACAGTGCTTACGCCGCAATCATTCACGACTACCTGTTGGCACTGAAGGTCACGTCGCGAACGCTTGCTGATGCTATTTTTCGAGAAGCACTCATCACCTCATCTATCAAAAGGTGGAAGCGCTGCCTGCTGTATGCTGGCGTCCGCATAGGTGCAATTTTGCCGGGGGAGATTCGTCCCCCAACTGAAGTAATCGAAGAAGCGAACCGGGAGATAGCCCGGCTCAAACGTGAAAGGAACGAACTATGAAAATCACACCTACCATCAGCGCGGCAATCCTGATCGCCGTAATCGCCCTTGTGTCCCACTTAACGACCGGGTGCAGCACCCTCACCGACAGTCAGCGCGAGACCGTCCGCAACGCCGCTAAAGAGATTGCCCTGATCGGCATTGGAATCGGACTCAACCATCTCGGCGACTCAGTCCATGAGCTGCGGCCCTACATCCCGACCTTGCAAGCCTCGATCAATGCCACATTCGCCGCCACTGCCGACCCCCAGGAGGCCGCCACGGCCACCGCTGCGGCAGTTGAGGACATCATACCCGTGGAGTACCGCGAGGACGTTCTCGCTGAGATTATACGGTCTGCATCCAGCCCTGCAACAGCCAGTGGCGACAGCATCGGAAATTTCGGCAGTCAATACGCAAGCGCACTGATACAGCGATGATCCACTTTCTTGACATCCTCCAGAGGTTCGGCAAGGCCGGAGCAAAGCAGTCCGTGCTAAACAGCGCGGCGCAGCAGTTGCTCGACAATAACTATCGCCCGGTGTCGGCAAGGTGGATGCGAGATAACTGGCAGGCGTGGGTTGACTCGCTGCCCACACCTCTGATCGAGGGCAGTCGCCCGCTATGGATAAAGGAGGCATTCGACTGTGACAATCACGCATTTGCCTGCATGGCTCACGGCACGATCGGCAACGCCCTGACCGCTGTAGCGAGCCCGTCACGCGCTCCGATGGGGCTGGCCAAGGGCGTCATGGCATACACCGGTGCGAGCCATGTGATCGGGCGACACGCCCTGTGTTGGTGGGTCAACCATCAGCGCCGCTTGCACTTTTTTGAGCCCGCTTACGGGTCAGAGGTCAACCTATCTCGCAAGGAGATCGCAACCACCACATTCCTATGCGCTATCTAATTCTAATTCTATTGCTAGCCCTAGCCGGCTGCACCCACTCCGGCCCGCACCCGGATGATCCGCAGGTCTGGCGGCCCGAGAATCCTCAATACGTGCCGACTTATGAGTGACGACGAAAAACTTAACCGCATCCTGCAGGATGTGGATTTAATCAAAGGCTACGTTCTTGGCAGTCCGAAAATCTTTGGCATGGTTCGCGAGGTCGACGAGCTCAAGCGAGATATGCGAGAGCTCAAGGCCGCAGCCAGGGAACGTCGCGTGGTGGTTCGCACGGTCTTGGGTGCGGCGATCGTACAGGCTCTGGCGTTTATTGGCGTATTGTTAAAAGGAGGGTTGGGCTTGTGAATCCCGGACTACTAGACAGACCAATTGAAATTCGCCGCGTGAAAGCGGCAGCGGAGCGTGACGCGCTGAACGAAATTATCCCGGACTACGAGACAATCTATCGCGGCATGGCTCGCTTTCAGGATTCCTCCTCTCGGGCGCAAGCCGAGACTGACCAAAATCAAAAGCGGGTGTTTCAGCGCACCGCTGATTTCACGATCCGCTACTGTGGCGGCGTGGTCGCCGCAGACCTACAGGAATGCGAAATACTCTATGATGGTCACGTCTGGGACATCTCTGGAATAGTAGAGGTTGGCCGCCGCGTGTTTCTCAAACTCACAGCTTACTGGAGGGACTCGATTGATGCGTGATGGTGTCGACATCAAAGTGGCAGGCGCGAAAGACGTTAACAAAGTCTTGCAGCGACTGCCACAGCGCGTTCAGAAAAACATCTTTCGCAGCGCTATACGCGCTGCGACAAGGCCTGTCATTAAGGACGCCCGCAAAGCGTTGTACAAGCAGGGCTCGGTCCGCTCAAAATCTTTATGGAAGTCCATCACGGCTATTGTGAAGACATACAAAAACGGCACGGTCGGCGCATTTGTCGGGCCGTCACGTAAGTACAGAGGGACGCATAATGGCAAGCGCGTCACGCCGTGGAAGTATGCTCACCTTGTCGAGCGCGGCGGCGACGGAGGAAGGTTAAGGCCGCGTCCGTTCCTTGCTCCGGCAATTGCCGGCAAGCTTACCGCTACAAAAAATGCATTTGCACAACAGATCCGAAAGCGACTCCCGGTTGAAATCGCTAAGTTAAAAAGGAAGTAATGCAAACTTACAATACAGTTGAAGGATTTACCATATCACGCCTACTAAACGATGCGGGCGTTGCCGCTGTGTTTGGCTCGCGGATACATGTGGGCACGGCAGACCAAGGCACGAGTAACCCTTACGTTGTGATCAACATAACTTACGCGCTGGGATCGTATAGTATGAGCGGCGAGGATGATTTTACCGAGGCCTCGATACAGGTCGATGGCTACACAAGTCGGGCAAGCGAAAGGGCGCAGGGTGCAGTCGCATTACGCAGGGCGCTCGGTGGGGCCTCTGGCACAGTTAGCGGCGTGCCGATTCAGGGCTGCTTTTTCAAGGGCCGCTCTGACACCTATGACGACAAAGATAAACTTTACCGGGCGTCACTTGATTTTGACGTCTACTATGAAGAATACACAACCACTGAATAACTATGAGCAAAAATATTGGATACGGATCAACACTCTCGATTGCGAGTAACACAATCGGATACATTACGGGCATTACTCCGCCGGAGTACAGCCGCGACTCAATCGACACAACGGACATGGATTCGTCCGACGGATTCCGCCAGTTCCTTCCCGGCCTCGTAGATGCTGGAGAAGTCAGCTTTGAGTTCGATTTCGACGCATCGGTTAGCGATGCGTCGAACATAAATAAGATTCGGGAAAACATTGAGGCAGGCCCGAACGTCGAGGCAGTCGCCTGCGTTATCACGTTCCCCGACGGCGAGACCGTCAGCTTTAACGGGTTCGTGACGGGCTTCAGAACAGACGCTCCGCTTGAGGACAAGATGACAGGATCAGCAACAATCAAGGTCTCCGGCAAGCCGACATGGGCCGCAGCGTCATAAACATAACATCATGACTTCCGTAAAATATAAAAACAAAACCGTGCCGATCAAAATCGGCAACCGGGCAATGGTGCTCTACGAGGAAACGGGCATGTCGCTGCGTGACTTCGACACATCTCCTGCAAAGGCCGCCATTACGATGGTTAAGTGTGCGCTGGGACTCAAGCAGTCGGCTGCTGATGTAGCCGACGACCTGCCGCCGCTTAAGGAGCTTGTCGGCACCGTCGTTGAGGCGCTCAAGGAATCCGGGTGGATCGATGACGGAGGCGACAGCCCAAACGCGACAGGGCCTTTAACCAAAAACAAGGATGGTTGAGGGCCGTAGCGTTCGCGAAGATGGAGTTGGGTCTCTCCGAAGATCGATTCTTGGAGATGACGCCTGCCGAAGTCTCCGTATGGATCGACGTATGGAGGCAGCGCAATCGCCGTCAAGACCAGAGGGCCGCGCTTTTGTGTTGCGTTATGGCAAACATCAACCGCAGTAAAAAACGCAAGCCGTACAAGATTGAAGATTTCATGCCGCGTGAAAAAACAAAGCAATCATCAACACCAGTTGACTCGGAAAAACTGAAGAAAATCCTCAAAGCATCGTTCATGTTTCATTAAAAAAATTATGGCCTCAGTTGGATCAATTTCAGTTAACCTATTCGCGCGTACCGCTGGGTTTCGCAAGGACTTAGGCAAGGCGCAGTCTGCTATAAGTAAGACAAGTCAGCAGATATCAGGCATGGGCAAATCACTCACTACCCTAGTGACTGCGCCGCTTGCCGCTGCCGGGGTTGCGTCTATTGCGACATCTCTGAAGTTTGGTGAGTCGATGAATAAGATCGTCTCTCTTGTCGGCGTCGCTCGCGCTGAGGTCGACAAGATGAAGCCCGCTGTTGTCGCTATGGCTTCGGCGTTTGGTAAGAGCGCCAGCGAGGCGGCGGAGGCGATGTTTTTTATTCAGTCCGCAGGACTGCGCGGCGCGGAGGCGATAGACGTTTTACGCACATCCCTCAAGGCGTCAGCAGTCGGACTAGGGCAGACACAAGTAATTGCAGACCTGTTGACGTCATCGGTAAATGCATACGGCAGCGATGTGCTAAGCGCGGCAGAGGCAGGCGATATCCTGACAAGCGCCGTGCGCGAAGGTAAGCTTGAGGCAACTGAGCTTGCAGGGAGTATAGGCAGAGTGCTCCCTGTTGCGTCCGCAATGGGGGTAAAAATGAATGAGGTTGCCGCTGCGATGGCGGCAATGTCAAGGACTGGCACAAATGCCGAAGAGGGAGCAACGCAGCTCCGCAGTATTATGACATCAATCCTCAAGCCGACAAAGGAGGCCGAGGACCAGCTGAAGGCGCTGGGGCTATCGTCGTCTAAGTTGCGCAGCGTTATGCGCGAGGAAGGCTTACTTGCCACGCTTGAGCTACTGACGGAAAAGTTCGGGGATAGCGAGGAGGCAATTGGGAATGTCTTTGGGAATGTCCGCGCCCTTGTTGGTGTTATGGATTTGATGGGCGCAAACGCAGATGGAACAAGGCAGATTTTTGACGCCCTGGGGCGGTCAGCTGGCGCACTGAATACAGCATTCAAAGAGACTGAATCGGACGCAATGTTTCGAATTAAAAAAGCTTTTGCTGGACTACAGAATCAGATGATTGCATTTGGCGATACCCTGGTGCCGCTCGTTGAAAAAATCACAGCATGGCTTGAGAAGATAATCGAAAAGCTGAAGAGCATGAGCGCCGAAGACAGAGAGCTTGCTGTTACCGTTGGCTTAATTGCGGCTGCTATCGGCCCTGCACTGATCGCCGTTGGATTTATGCTGAAGGCAGTCGCTGGGGTCATTGTTGTCATCAAGGCCGCAGTGCTCGTCTTTTCTGCACTGACCGCCGGCATTGGTGGGTTAGTTGTGGGACTGGCTGCACTCGGGGCAGCCTCGTATTTAATTGGCAAGCATTGGCTTGGGCTTGGTCAAATTGGCGAATGGCTTGGTCAAAAAATATGGGATGCATGGGAGGCTATTCCTGGTCTTGTGGGTAGTGCGACTGCATCTCTTGCAGACTTCGGTGTCGCCTTTAAGGATCAGGCGTTATCGTGGTATAATTATTTTGTCGGACTTTTTGAAAAAGCATTTTCTTGGTTCGGCGATAAAATCTCATGGGTCACTGATAAATTTAATGCAGTAAAAGGATGGATGCCCGGAGGAGGCGGCAAAGTCGACGGCGAGCGTGCCCGTGGTGGCCGCGTGAATACAGGAGGCTCTTACCTGGTCGGCGAGCGCGGCCCTGAGATATTTGCGCCCGACATGTCAGGCAGGATCATTCCGAATAATGACATAGAGGGCGGCGGCGCGTCCGCTAAAACATTGAGCAACATCGAAACTCTATTGCTCGAGATGAGGGAGGCTCTTATTTAATGCCCGACATGACACCCAATTACCACTACGGATACCGTAAGATTTTCCCCTTTGCGCAGTACGGCGACACGCAGACGGCATGGGTTCAGAAGCGCTACCAGATCGAGCAGAAGGACTACGCTGAGCGCCCGCTGATTGCCACACTGCTCTCAAAAAACGATGTCTCAATGACAGAAAATCCGGCAATAGCAGAAGCGGAACCTTGGTTGGTAAAGGTCGAGCCGAAGATTCTTTTTCCCGGCACGCTGCAGGTTACCGAGACTTACGGGTATCTCCCCCAACAGCATGACTACCCCGGCCAAATACAGTGGGAGATTCCCGGATGGGATATTGATGCCGGGAATGGGTATATGTATGTTTCCAGTGCAAGCAATTTGCCAAATGGCGGGATGTATGTTTATTGCATCAACAACGACAGTCTGTTGTCTGTTGACGTTGGTGACAGGGTTAGGTTGACGCGACCGTACACTATAGAGCTGTTACTCACAAGGTATTGGCTCAACTCGCCTGAGTTGCCGATTTTGGAATCTGTCGCCGATACCCCGAGCGCTGGAGTCACGCGCATCAGGGTGCCGTCTTTTTCGTTCACGTCGAGCGTGGGCGGCACGGCTCCGGGTGTGGCGTTGAACCTCCTCGATAATCCCGTTGGGATAAAATCATACGTTACTGCTGGCAGCGTGGTGAGGTTTCCCGAGACGCGACTTGTCGGGTGCATATATCGCCGTGAGTATTTTCGCTACACGCCACCATCTTACCAGAGATTTTTCGAAAACGAAGGAGGCGAGGGTGCGGCGCTCGCGACTGAGAATGCACAAGCTCCGCAGATTGTTGAGGCGTTTCGCATCCTCAGCGTGGAGGGTGTCGTAACTGCGACGCTAGGCGAATTCTCAACCCCAACGGTAGAGGAATATC